CGCCACGGTATCCGGTCGAACCAGACGTTGCCGACTTTACCAGCACGGTATACGGATTGTATTCGTCGGCCAGCGTAAACAGCTTGTTTGCTGCCGCCGCCGGGAATATCAGCTTATAGACTCCACTACCGGCAATGACCTCGCTGATCGTTGGCGCGGTAAAAGACGTATTCTCTGTGCCATCAGGGTTGATCGCTTTGACCGTAAGAGTGGCGCCGGTGTCAGGAGCACCGGTATTGATCATTAGCGGTATGATCAGGTTGATATCGGCGGTAGCCTGCGTTTTTACAAGGACGTCCATTTTATTACCTCTCTTGTGTGGCTAAAAAGTAGGCCAGTCCATAGACCGGCAGAATCATTTTCCAATCAGTGTTGCAAACCGCCAGACTGGTCCAGAAGCCCACGCACATCCTGCAGTCAATGAAGTGCTTGTGATCGCCTATCTGTAACCGTGGGGTTTTTGTTTTGATCAGTTCCCGCAGTGGTCCAAACAGGCTGCTGGAGGCAATTACGAACGTCAGGGCATAGGCTGCCAGTGATTTTAACAGTAATATTTTCATACAGGAGCCAGTGGATAAAATACAACATCATCAGCTGTGAGTTTCGCGATATCCTTTGGATTTTCTCCATTCAAGCTATTAAATGCCGTCAAGCCTTTTGTTATCATTGAGTAAAAATAGTTACCAGTCTTATCAATACAAAAACTGCCGTGAGGCATTGGGTCAATATTTACAAAAACAGGGTAGTCATAAGTTCCATCTGCAATTTTATTTATTCCAAAACCGTTATACGATCCGTCAAACTGCGCAGAGTCATAGTCGTCCATAGATCTGTATGCTCCAAAGGCATCCCATGCATTATAGAAATCTTCAAGACGGTCAGTCAGAGCCTCTTCTTCATACTCCCCCGCTTCGCAGTTATAGGGTTTATCTGTATCTACTCTCGCGTACGATCCCCATGCAACACATTCAAAAGAAACTCCGCCGCAATATCCAGACCTATCAGACGCTGCTACGGAAATTACACTAGAAGGGGCCTGTTCGGCTGCAAACGGAGTATGGTTTCCTAAGGTTATTATTTCGCTTTTGATCGATGAAGCCGTTAATTCCAGTTGCATTTTTATTGCGTCACGAGTATTCACACCGAAACACGAAGATTCGCCACCCATAAATCCGCCATAAGCAATTCCGGACCCCATCACTTTGTTTCCCGCTGTTGACCCAGACGAGCTGCCCTCTTCTTTGTAGTAAACAAGTATGTCGTTACGTAAGTCTGCAAAATATATAACGCTATTTATATATTGCGAGTTAGTTGAATATGAACCCTGGCTTTCGTCTACCTCGTCTTTACCGCAATGCAGATATGACACATAGGAAGTATCTATTGGACCATTCGGAGCGTGACCCATTGGATTGAAAAACTCGTGCTTGAAGTGGCTGTCTTTGCTATATCTTCGGCTCTGAAGAGTAATCGTCTGACTTCCCACTGTTGCCGTTATTGTCGTATTGCGAGTTACATTTGTTCTGTTTTCTGTGGTGACGCCGTGCTTGAATCCTTGTATAAATGACTTGCCAAAACACCCAGCACAAGCCCAGGCAATATAACTCTTGCCCATATAATCCGACTCTGGCGGATATATGCCAAAATCGGTTGTCCATACTGAAGTGGATTCGCCGTTCATCTTATGGTGCCTCCACCACAGCAAGGTTTTATGACATGTTCGAACTCAACAGAGGATGCTTTATCAAACACGACGGCTGGCAATGGCAAATCAGGGATACCCCCTGAAAACAATTCGATATACCTGGCATAAACATCTTTATCGGGGTAGTTCGACATAACAAACGACACTTGCCCGACAAATTGAATAAACGCATACTGATTTATGCCACGCCACAATGGCATTCCGTTCCCTATGGTCAAGGAATTCAAGTACTCTGTGTCAAAGCGAAATCTATCAGTACTGTTTTTTATGTATTCAATCCTGTGTTGAATCAAGGTGGACATATATACTCCCATCTTTTAAGCTCTTTTGACACCCTGTCACCCCTTACGAGATAGATTCCATTGCATATTTGTCCCAAAGATGTGTGCTGAATATGTCCACCAGCTACTCCAACAGTGTACAGATTGTAATCATATGTAAGCCCATATCCAGTTGATGTCTGCGTTCGAGTTATTGTTTTGAAATTACCATCTATAACGGTAACATATCCTGTGTCAGAGTAAGTCCCTGAGCCTGTAAGGTTCGGTCCACACTCTCCGCCGTTGTTACATGTTCCACATTCAGTGTCACCATACCAGTTGTCCGGGTATCCAGAACAAGACTTACCGCATCCATTTACATATGGCTCCCATCCTCCATAACCGGCCGGGCCGCCTGATAAGAAACCATCATTTACATCTTCGAGCAACATCCATGAGCCCATGTCTGTATCAATCTCATATGTCTTTATTTGAGTTGTGGATCTGTTTGTTACAGCGTCCCTCACAATAGCATGTACCACGATTGTGTTTCCTATTTGCAAGCACGGTTTGGAGCTTATTGTTGTGCAGACTCGTGTTCCAGTAATAGCCGTTCCAGTAAAAGTGGCTCCTGCCACCGTAACCTCAGGCTGACAGGCACCACCAAAATCAGCACAAACAGTTCCTGTCCACTGTCCAGACTCATCAAATGGATCAACGCTTATGCGAATCCCAGGAGTTCTAACGCCGTCTCCGCCATCACGGACATGTGGGACTGTCGGAAGCGCAGTCAAGCCCCACTTGAATCCGTGGTGGCCTTGCTGGTGGTACAAGTCATTGCCAGATATGGTTGCGTCAAGCTTTACAAGCTGATTGTTTTTGTAGTCGGCCGCTAAAGTTGTTATTCCTGTTTTGGTAGACACGTATTCTTTTGTGTTTTCGTCTTTCCATATCCAGTCTCCAGCACGAACCCCAATCCTGAATACTCCGCCAAAAAGGCTATCAACAAGTTCCGGGTCAGGTACTCCGGGGTTTTCAGTCCTGACCGTTGAAGATGCCGTGGACAGGGTTTGTGAAAATCCACCCAAGCTCTGCTCGAAATGTACTGCAGTATCATCGGTTATTTCTATTAGATGTAGAGCGCCAAACATAACAGAACATGCATTCATTCCGTTTTCCGAAAAGAAAAAATTGCAGTTTGCCATGCCAGGCGTTTCATAACGCATAAGGCGTGTCCATCCTTCTGACACATCACCATCTTTTTGTAACAACACTTCTACAAAATAGCCTCTCCCCGGATCGATAACCTCAACCAGCTTTCCACCTTCAATTGACGCTACATGCTGTTCAGCCCCTGGCTTATCCTCAAGCCAATCCTTTACCAGCATATCGTCTGAATATACTTGCCAGGTGCTAACCATCTCGCCAACCGCTTTTGCTCTAGGGTACGTGTTATAACAAGTTTTCACGATGCAAACCAGAAGTCCATCTGACCTAATCGCCGCTCCAAGCACTTGTGCTCTTTGAATATCGGAATTCATTGGAGCGTAGATAGCCGGCATTCTCGCGTACACTCTGCCTTGTGAATACACATACTCAGAAAATGGGGTAGTATAACTGTAATCTCCTGCAACTGATTCTATCGTGTGATCGATTCTGGTAAGTCCAGGGATGTCGGCAAACTGGCTCAATGGCCAGTAGCGTGATGGGTTTCCACGATAAGTTAATATCAAGCGGGATTTTGGTGATGGCGTAACCGGGCCTTTCCAATCCACATTGCCATAGTTTAAATCTGGCGGCATTGCCCAGATTCCCGGAGGCTTAGTATACTCGCCATGCATTATTTCTGTGACACCGCTTTTAATCCAGTTTCCGGCACTGTTTTTGGATGGTATTGTCGCCCAATCATCGTTTGTTTTTTGAGCAAAAAGCATGGTGCCGCCATCATCATCGACAAGCGGGTAAACGGCTTGGCCGTTGAGATCTACAAGTTCACCCTCGATAACTTTCCACCCCTTACCATAGTGAGCAATCCCTCCGATAAGCGTTCTTGCCGAATCAAGCAATCTGAACGGATATGCATTGATCTCGCCGCTGCGCGGATGTGTCAGAAAACCATGCGGGTACATACGAACGGTTTCGACCTGCTCGCTGTACGGCTTACCTGTCACATCGATGAATATGTCTTCTTGGTTGAAAACCTTACGGCAGGTTATTACTACACCATTGTCTAGCGTAACTACTCTGGAAGAAACATTTAGCCCCCCCAGTTTCATAATGTTGCGAAGGATAGCCATTTGTGACAACGCGAATCCACGGTAGAGGTCTTTTTCTCCATCAGACTCGCGTACAAATGGGGTAGGGAATGGAGCCATGCTATCTACGATTCCCGGCGCCGAAAATTGCCTGCAGCTCTTCCAGCCGAAATGCTCCGGACGTACATTTAAGCTCGAATGAAACCTTGCTGCCGATGACAGCCCTCGGTAATTTGATGCGATAGTTTTGCACCTTGCCAATATCGTCAACGGTTACTTCCCAGCGCTCCGGATCGTCCTGATCCTGATCTCTCGCCGTGATTACCAGCTCGCCGGTAACCTCTCCGGTGAAATACATATCGCTGAAGGACTTACGGCCAGGTTTGCCAAGATCGGAATACGGCAGGGCGAGGCTACTTTCAAAAGTATTTCCGGTATCGATCTCCGTGGCCAGTGTTATGACTTGGCTGCCCTGGGCAAAATAAGGCGTCCCGTTGTGCAGGCAGGAGCTGGACACTCCGAACGGGGCTCGCTTCATTACCGCCTTGGTCTGGAAGTCGTATTCGACACAGACCGCGTTGCCAAAGGCCAGATACTTGCCGGCATGCACAATGGCGCCGGCGCAGGATGTGTTCAATGACCCCAGATTATCGGTCGAATCCTTGGATAGGTTGGTCAGCGTTCCTTCCTGATTGACCAGGTACACACCATCGGAGCAGAGAAACAGGTGGCCGTAGCCGTCGGCCTTGGATATGAAGCCGCTGTAAAGGGAGCCCGCCAATACATCGCAGGGATAAAAGGACTTGGCAAAGTTTTCAGGGCCGGAACCGGTGTACAGAGAAACACCATTTTCATGTGTGCAGATAACAACCGCAGGCAAAGGTCCGGCTGCCGGAATGCACCCGGACTGGATAACAACGCTGGCATGACCGATGAAGTTGTCACCGATCGCCCATAGGTCATAGGCATACGGTAGGGAATACTGCAGAAAATTTCCTTTGGCTGCATACAGGCGTGAATTGAGCACAAACGCATTGTCGAAGAGCGGCATGGCGCTGAATGTGGTAGAGACCGGAGGGCCGGAATAGGTGCCGACGAGCGCTTGCTGCATGGTTGGCGTACTGTTCAGGCTTTTGTACACTGCTAGTGGAGCTGATATCCTTGCATCCAGCGGGGTATGAGCTATGGGGCCGACAACGGCGGGGAATCGGTTTGTTGCAGTCACGCCCGAGAGTTCATAGGTATCCACCGCATCCTGGAAAAACAGACGACTGCCGGCGGACACCCGCGTAACCGCCGCAGAGTGAATAACCTTGCTGACAAAGCCGGGGATCTTTTCAACACAACTATCCGGAGTAATGGTCATGTTCAGGCAGTCAATCAGTTCCGTCTTGCCGGTGCGCGGATCGGCTTTTTGTGAAGATTGCGACCGGGCATCATTCAGGCCCAGACAGGTTGTAAAGAGGATTGCTTGTGACATGATTAGAACCTTTCCGGTTTGCAGACAATTTCCTGCGGGTTCATTGCAGCGCGATTCAAGGTTATTTGGACGTTGAATGTTGGCATTACTCATACTCCGGAAGCGGCTGTGAGTTTTCCCATATCTCATCCAGTGCGCTGCGTTTTGGCCCGAATTCCTTATCGAACTTCGCAATTTCCAGGGCGGCCTTGCGAGGATCGTACAACTCGGTATCGTCTTTACTTCGCATAGCGGACACCACATACGGAACCAGGGCAGGATGATACTGCAGCGGAATTTCCGGGACACTGGAGGCCGACGTAAGATCATTTAACGGCAAACGGACCACAACCAGTTTTAGCGTGTCGTTTTGTGCTGGTTTGCGATAGAGAAACACCTTGCCGGTTTCATAATCGGCAATATAACTATCGGTCGAACCGGTATGGTTTTCCCATCCTGACGATTGCTCATCCATATCGGCCACATACAGGCGCCGCAACGGCGTCGCCTGGCTGGTCAGCATCGCCACTCGAACCTTGATAATACGACTATCCAGAGTTATCAGCGGTTGGCCTGCCGTTACCCCGTAGGTACAGACCGCCGTAGTGCTACGATCCACCAGCAGGCGAGCACGGCGGCACGCCTCGTGAATGGCTTCGTTGTAGAGCCGGATCGCCGTTGCTTCCCTCAATAAATGCAAGCGGTCCTGACTTCCGGCCAGGTCGTCCAGATCTTCCCGAGCCGCTTGCAGCAGCTGTCCGAAATTCATTTCTTTTTACCGCCTTTCCGTGATTGTTCCAATGCCTGCCAGATATCGGAGGCACTGATTTTGGACATGCACACCGCCGCTCCGCTTTCTTCGTCTCCAGGACAAAACTCGCGGGTGTAATGCAGGCGATGGCAGGGATAGCAGGCGCAATCCTTTGGTGTCAGGCTGCTGGTGTTATACCAATGCTGAGTAAGGTTTTTTTTGCTTGAGTGCGACAGCAAGACCACCTTTGCATTCGGTTCATGGGCTACGCTATTCAGTACTCCTGTCTCAGGACCAATAACAATGTCGGCCATTTGCGCGAGCGCCAAAGTTACACGAATGGGCAGTACACCGGACAGCCGTAGAACACGTGGCTCGTTTTCCCAACCCGATTCAAGCAAACGGCAAGCGTCGTCACCAACCATAACTACCTGGGCGTCTTTCCATTCAAGCATTATTCGCGCAATCACAGCATCCATATGCGGAGTAAATTTGTGATGTGACGAACCGGCCAGAGACCAGACAACAGTGAACCGGCCGGAAACGATTTCAGCGGCCTGTTCTTTTTCTTCCGCTGTCGGGTAAAACATTTTGCAGGGCTTGAACTCTACCCCAGCCAGATCGGCAGTCCAGTCAAAATAATTTTTGTTGAGCATCTTGTGCCGCACATCATGTGACCAACCATGATTAGGGCGTCCAGGCAGAGCCAGCAGTGTTCCCTCAATCGATTCCGACAGGTTTATAAACCTGTCATAACGTTCTGCCTGAACTTTCCAAAACGAGGTCAGCTCGTGGTTTGGCACCTGGTCGGGATCTTGAATATACCAATCGTCAACATGAGGATCATTGCGGACAATATCCTGACCTTTAGGGGTGGTCATAATCGTGACGTGAAACCCTTGCTTTTTGAGCGGCGGCAGGATTGACGCGGCTTGCAGCATATCCCCGAATCCGCCGTAACGGACTACACAGGCTGTTTTCCCTGTAGGTTTGACAGATGGCTTACCGTAACCCTTGCGAGCAACCGCAAACAGACTGTATTCGTTATCCTCGGCGCGTTCTTCAAACTCTTCCACAATCCAGCCATAAGCCGCATCACTCAATAAGCGCTTCATGTCATCGGGATAGATGTCGTGCTTGTGATCCGGATTGGCTCCAGGTTCTCCACACTTAGGATACAGGTTTGCCGATGGCACATAGAGACATAGAAAACCACCCGGCTTGATGACTCGGCCCCATTCGTCAAGCGCTTTCTGCATATCCGGCATATGCTCCAGGACGTGCGACGAAAAGACTGCATCCATTGACTCGTTGGCAAATAGCGACAGGTCTGTAGCGTCCCCAACAACATCAGCTGCCCCACGTCCGAAATGATGCCCCGAATCGTAGCCGATGAAGTGAGGGAAAGCCTTTTCCTGACCGCATCCGATTTCCAGCACACGGCCTCTGGTATATTTAGGGAGCAAATACTTGATTTTTCTGGACTCGAAGCCGTTTGAAGTTTCTATACTCCAGGTCATTGCGCGGTTGCTCCTGTTTTTACAGTTGGCGGGTCTGGAAAGTCATCCGTATCATCAATGCTTGAAACTACCTTAGACGATATTTCACGGCCGCTATGGTCAAAAAGAACACCGTCCTGCTCCCATACAGCGCCGTTTACAGACCCATAGACTTGACCGTGGTTGCGATTACGATCGAGATTTTTCAAAACTGTTGGCAAAGTTGGTATGTCAGATTTAGCAACCGCCATCGTTGCGCCCTCCGCCCGGCATTGACGGAACGATAAAATCTCCGGTTGGATTACCGTTGATTTTGTTGGTGGCGGAACCGGACAGGTCTGAACCATAACTATCAGTTACTCCGACTGCCGTGCCACGATCTTTCATAGTCCGCTCTGCGGCGTTACCTCCGCTTTTAGGACGCTGGAACTGATTGTCTGCCATTGTAATCTCCTTTATCCTTGCGAGAGGGGGAACCCGGCCCCTCTCTCGACAATTCATGCAACCGGGCTTACAGAGCTTTATCAGCCGGCGGAATCCCACTTGACAACGCGAGCATTTGCTGCTGCAGTCTGTGTCAGCGCAAAACCTTCAAGCGCATACCAGGCAATACCGCGCGAACGGCCATAGTCACCGGGGATCTTGCCGCGAATCTCCTCGGGAAGAGCAACTCCTTCCGCAACGGTATCTTCGCCAAAGAAGTAACACCAGTTTGACTTGGCATTAGCATAAGTGCCTTTGGCTATACCTGTTTGCTGGACAAAACGGACACCTTCAAACCGGCCGATTTCGCCATTAAGAATCATTCCGAATCCCTGCTGAGTGTACTGGTGTACGCTTTCGACTTCATTTTTGAATGTGCGTAGCGTTGTCGGGTGAGCCAGCGCCATATAGTCCTCACCCATATACCCTGGTATGTTACGCTCTGTCATCATATCCACAATCGACTTGATGTGGTTCTTGCCCAAGGCGACATTGTTGGTCAGTGTCGCTGTGCCGTTTGTTGTCAACGTAACCGCGCTGGTGTCGGTGCCGGCAGTAGGGACAACCCGCAGAGGAGTTTTGTTGAATTCCGCATGTGACGCGATGTCAAATGCTTTGGTAGCGTCATTTTTTACGACCTTGCGGATAACATCGGTAATCGGTCCTTCCGAAAGACTGTCCAGCAGGCCGGTGTAAGGAACCGAGTTGCCAAATTCCGTAATCGTCATTGTACCCTGAGTGATTGAGAAATTGGTTTCCGGCATGGTGCTTGTCTCTGTAAGCACTCCACCCTGAGTTGCTACATCGCTGAAAACATCCCAGTGAAAGAGCTGGCCTTTTCCTAAACCTACTGCTCCTTCTTTGATGTCACAGAACTGACGGAACTTGGACAGCGGCTGTACCGCCAAACGAAGTTTTTTCGAAAGATTTGGGGCGAACATATAACCGCCCAGACTATTGGTTACCCACAATTGACCAGCCATGATGAATCTCCTTTATCCCTGCCCTCGTGCCGCTCTCATCTGGGCAATCACGCTTGCGGGACTTGTATCGTCCTGCTGCTGACTGCTTGTGTCCAGCCGGCCCGAGGCGGGCGTGATGGTGTCGTATGATTGTTTACGTTCCTGACGATTGTTACTTGTGGGCCCGGCCGCCTTGGCGGTCAGATCCGTTACAAATTGGCGAACTTCCTTGACGGCATAATCCGTGGCTTGAATCGGGGAATAACCAGCTTCAACGGCAACTGCGTAGCGCTCGTTGACCATGCTTGCCAGTGTCGGATTTTCGTTCAGGTCGGAATGGTTTTTAACGAATGATTCCCTTGCCTGATTAAATTCCCGCTCGTATTCCTGTTGTCGAAGACTTTCCTGCACTAACTGCACTACCTTGGTCTGATCAAATTCCGGGACCTTGGAAGCTGTTGGGGCCTCGAATACCGACGCCAGATCGTTAACCGCTCCTTCGGTATCTCCTTCAACCAAGGCGGCTATGATCCTTTTGGCTCTTTCGCGGGCCGTCTCGTCCGGCTGTGCGGATGGAGTCGGTTCTTCGCGTTCCGGTATTGCTTCTTTTCCACGTGCCGCCAGCGACTGTTCGCGTTCTTCGATCTCCTTAAGCCTCAGCGCGGCTTCTTTAAGCCGCTTGTCCGCTGTTGACTCTTTCTGGTAGCCTTTGACCACCTCTGAAATGGGCAACTCCATTTCAATGCCATCGACCTTTACCCTCACCATCTGATCTGTCGGCCCCGGTTGCGTCTCTACAGGTTCTTCATTCCGCCCCTCATCAGGGGTAGGTTCTAAATCGCCATTGGACTGCCGGTATTCCGCATTGTGCCTCTCAATCTGTTCTTGGTTGGCTTGATCAATGCGGGCCAAAGCTTCTTCACGCGGGCTCAAAGGTCGGGTTTCTGCTGCCTGATCTTTTCCGCTTTCTTCACCAGCTTCGTTCTGCACGCCCGTCTGGGTAGTGCTGTCCTGGTCGAATTCCATGTTATTCCTCTCCTGATATGATGTTTTCGGCCTGGTGGCCCTCTTCGATGATATCGTTCAAATATTGCATCAGCATAATTGGAAGCCGTGCGCGGTTTTGTATTTCCCGAACCGACTCCGCATTACATGGATTCACACTCAGTAATTCACACATGGCATTGTCGTGATCCATCTGCATGCGCTTGGTAAGTTCTGCTCCCAGGTTTGAGGCAACAAAGCGTTCGCCTTCAATTCCGAGTTCCACCATCTTGATTATTTCGCGTTCCTGCGGAGAAAGATCACTCATTCACAACTCCATCGGGCCGGGCCGTTTCTATCCCTTGCATCATCCCTTCACCAGGGCCTTCCAACTGAGACGGAAACATGGGACTGGTATTTACAGGAAGATCGATTGCGGCTGCGGCCGGTGTAGCCGGTTGCGGGTATACAGGGCCTTCGTTCTGGTCCACAAAACCGGCGCTTT